CCTTCAGAGCTTCAGTTTACAGCTGAGAGACTTATGAAGTCTCAAGGTAGAACTGGAACAGCTGATAATGATATCAACGCAATCGTATCTATGGGTATGATTCCGCAAGGATACAGAGTCAATAACTACTTAACTGACACTGATGCGTTCTACATCATTACAGACGTACCAAATGGTATGAAAATGTTCACAAGAGCTCCGTTGACAACTGCAATGGAAGGTGATTTCGACACTGGCAACGTAAGATACAATGCTAGAGAAAGATACTCATTTGGAGTATCAGACCCTAGAGGTATCTTCGGTGTAGAAGGTGCGTAATTAATCTAATTTATGGGGCCGCCTTAAAACGGCCCCATTTATAAACAAAAACGGTGAGACTATGAAAAAATTCAGAATTAAAATAAACGCTTACAAATACCACGCAGATTTCACAGTAGAATCAGAAGACTCCGCAGAAGGCATAGAAAATGCAATCATTGACAGATTGGGAAAATCTGATATAAAATGGGAGTATCTTGGAGAAATGATGGATCCAAGAGTGAACCGAATAACTTATGAGGAAGTTATAAATGGAGGCGATAATGCAACATCTGGAGACCCTTTACACACAAAAGAAGGGACTAGATCTTCAATGGGAGCAGGAGCATCTTAAACAGGGTAGATATACTCTGGATATGGTTAAGATTGACAGAAAAGTCAGAGAAGTAATTAGCCAGATCAAACTTGCAGAAGCAGAAAAAGCTGATGCAGAGATTAGAATAGAAGCTGCAGCTCCTCAAGTTTCAGTAGCTACTTAATAAAAAAGCTACATCGTTGGAAAAATCCAATCCACACTACAGGCCCTCTTGCGCTTTACATAAATCTACTATATAAAATAATTACTATACATTTATTTAGAATACAGACGCGTATAGTCGACGGCCTAGAGACTGTATTCGGAAAACTAGGAGGATATAA